GGACAATTGGGTGAGTTGTAACTTGTGGGTTAAGCATGCCACCGGGCGAAATAGACGCACCAGGAGCAGGCATGACAGCAAGGCGAGAGATGATCAAGTAACCAGAAGTATTCATAACAGTGGCAAGTGATCTTATGACCAGACCAGCGGTAACCACGCGGAAACCATCAAAAGTGTTATTCAAAACAGTCGGCCCAGTAACGGAATTGTACTGTGCAGTGAGCACATAATCCGCACCAGACCAAGCAGTTGGAGCAATGTAGCACGAAGGTACATTCACAGGAGTGAAGTGCACAATGGTGCCACCATTTGAAAAGGTAGGAAAAGCGATGTGCGCACGGTTTGAGTAGGGGACGGTAGCAAAATTGTTACCATCAGACCACTTGGCGCCACGCGCATGATCACAGAATGGATCTGTAATCGCACAAATTTTCTCCTTTAAGAACACAGATGAAACATAAGGTTTAAGAGTTTGGCTCTTGATAACCTCAGTTTTGGGAACCACAGGTTTAGCTTTGGCTTGCGACCTCTTGATTGGTTTGATTCCTTTCTTCTTTGATTTTGTTGCTTTAGTCGGCATTGTATTAAGTTTATAAGCAACACGGGTTAGTTCCGGCAAACTAACCCGCAATACAATGCCACCTTCGCCTCAGGCGGCAACGCCACGGGCCTTAGCCCGTCTGCGTTGCCCACCTGAGCGTTTCAAACCCCTTCTCTGCACATTAGTCACATCCAGTGGCTCTTTACGCGCAGGGATAATCTCACCATCCACGTGGACAGGAACCGCGCCTTGCGGAGCAGGTTCAATGTCAGCACACAAGGGCGCTTTCAAGAATTGCTCAAGACGGTCGCAACTGTCCAACCAGTCGTTAAAACGTCTGGTGTCAAAGGAAGGTATCTGTTCGATGAGTAAATCGTGGTACCAAGCACGAGATTCGTTTGGATAACGCTCATTGATGTCATCAACAGCTGCATGAGACTTAAGCGTCCTAGTAGCTTCGTTGGTAACAACAAAGGTCGATCTTGCCACGACTTCACGGCAAAGGCTTCCAAGAATAGGTGTGTTGGCATCAGTGCACACAACGCTACGTGATTTCTCAACAAGTTTGTGTGTGGGATGAACTCCCGCAGGCATGATACCAGTAACGTGAAACTTAGACAAAGCGCGTTTGATATCACAACATGAATTCAAATCACCAGTCCACACATCCGGG